TGGGCAAGTAAGAATCTTACCCAAGCAGAACAGAATGCAATCAATCAGAACCTAGCATCTCCTTCTTGGGATGTTGCTCTCTATGGTCTACAGACAAAGTTTGCTAAGGCTACAGGGACAAGCAAAGCTGCTGAACCAAAACAAACAGCCAAAGGACAAGTTCCAATGGCAAGCACTCAGCAAGGAATTACCGCTTACCAAACTAAGCGAGAGTTCATGGCTGAGCGTAATGATAGACGGTTTGAACTTAATCCAAAGTTCCGCGAGTATGTAGAACAGCGAATGTTACAAACCGACTTTACAAAACTACCTAAATAATCCGCATCCCGAGACAGCGGATTGACTGAGGACAGCCTGTGAGTAAATCCCCCGGAAGGTAATGGATGACCCTTGGCTAGACTCACTCAAGCAAGTAGACTCCTTTAGGAATAATCGAACGATTGAGCGCGCTCTTATTGTCTCACTTTTAGTCTACTTAATACAAAAGGAATTATAACATGCCATTAACAGATCATTTAGCCGGAACCGATATGGCTTTCCGCACAACCACCGCAGGAGCTACCTCTGGTGGTAATCTTGGCCAGAACAAACTCTGGCTACCACTCTGGTCAGGCGAAGTAATTAACGCCTACGATCAGTACAATATGTTTGAAAACATGGTTACTACCCGAACTATTTCTGGTGGTTTCTCATACGAATTTCCAATCACTGGTACTGTTGAGCTTAAGGCTGCTTGGGAAGCTGGTGAAGAGCTTTCAGGTAAGGGCAACACTAGCCGTACCTTCAAGGTAAACCTTGATGCTCGGCCAATGGCTGCTCACTTTGAGACTGACAACATTGACTTGCTTATCACTCAGTGGGATTACCGCTCAGAGCTAGCTCGTCAGTCTGGTCTAACTCTTGCTAATACCCGTGATCGTCAGCTTGCCGTAGCTCTACTCGCTGCTTGCGCTGTAGCTCCAATCACAAACGATCCCCGTGGTGCTAACTTTATTGACAACGCTTTCCAAAATCCAATTGATGTAGGCAATGTCGCTGCTTCAGCTGCAACTGATTTAACTGCTCTCAAGGTTCTTGAGGGTATTGAAGATTACCTCGTCAAGTGTCAGGAAAACGATGTACAGGTTAACAATGTTTATTGCGTTGTTACACCAAAGGTCTTCCAAGTCATTCGTAGTCTTGGTTTAACTAAAGCTGCTGATGCTGTTGGTGATGCTTTCAAAAAGGTTCCTCTATTTGGTGCTTCAGATGTCTACGGTGGTATTGGTGCTCCACTTTCAATGGGCATGAATGCTATGGCTGATAGCATTGATTACATGGGTGTCAAGATTGTTAAGAGCAATCACCTACCAAAGACAGACCTTAGCTCCGCTTCCGCTGCCATCGGCTCTGCTAAGTACAATCTAAAGTGCGATGCCATCAACCTCCACGGAATTATCTTCCAGCCAGAGGCTATTGCTGGTCTATCACTTCAGGGTATGAAGGTTGATACTGTTGCTGATGTTCGCCGTAACACTCAGTTCACCGTTGCTAGCATGCTTAAGGGTACTGGTCTAATCCGTCCAGAGCTTTGCCGTGCTATCGTTGGTATGAACGATGCTACACCAACTCGCGCTGAACTTGCTACCGCTCTCGGTACAAACTTCACCAACGGCTTCGCCGCAGAGTACTTCTCTGTAGTCTAATGATTGATTCACTCTCTACTTTCGGGTTTGTGTTTATAAACCGCGTCTGAAGAGGAGGTGATCTCATATCTACCCCCGGCCCCCTTAAGTGGGGGTCGGTGGGTTTTTCTCTAACAATAAGGAGGCTATATGGGCTTAATTACTAAGTTACAAGCAATTAATCAAATGCTATTGGCTTCGGGTGAAAACCTTGTAGCCGACCTAGAAGGCGAATCAGGTATTGACACCGGAATTGCCGACACAATCCTAGAGCAGACCAGTCTTGACTACCAGTTAAGAGGTCTTGCTTCTAACAAGTTTATTAAAAAATATGAATTAACTGCCGATGGCACAATTGTATTTCCTACACCAGACAGCGATGAAGAAGGTGTTCTAGCTATTGAATTGGTTTCAAATCATTTTGCTGCTGATGGCATGCAAATGATCAAAGCAAGAGGTTTATTTAATTCATCTCCAGCTAGACTGTGGAATATTACAGACAACACAGACATTTGGAAGTATCAGTCTGGTCCTTACTATATTGAGTATACTATGAAACTCTCTTGGGAGAATCTGGAAACCACCGCACAGCGGGCTATTCTTGCTACGGCTATGCGACACTACCAAAGCATTACCCAAGGTGACGAAGCAACTGATGCCTTCCTAGGCTATCAGGAACAGCTACATAGTATCAAAAGTAAGGCATCAGATGTAAATGACAAAAAGAAAAATATCTTCTCATCCTCAAGTATTCTAAGAGATGCAACAATGCGCTCTCGTTACTTCAGCGATCCAAACAGATTTAGGTACTGGCGTACCAGAGGTATTTAATGGCTATACGAAGACGAGGACCACGGGCTGGTTTGGCTAGCACCAAGATTCCAGTCTATACTTTAAACAGCGTAGGGCGACAGTCTCCAAATAGAAGACAACCTAATGAGGCTCAAAACATTGATAATGCTTTGGTTTCTCTTGAGCGGAACTTTGAAAAGCGACCCGGCTTTGAGGTCGTTTCACAGAAGACCGTTACTACAGCTTCTTCATGGGATATTTCTTTAGACTCAGTGCGACTTGACTTATATGCATTAGCTGATGTAGATCCAAGCCATGACTTATGGTTCTACTGGTATAGTATTAATGAAGACAATACCTTTTTGGTTGTGATTGACTTTGATGCTACTACAGATGGTGACAAACTATTCTATATCTTCCGAGTTTACCCTACTGGATCTTGGGAAGACCTAACACCAACCACACAAACTAATGCAAGTGGTATAGTAAGTTCAGTAACTAGAGCATATATTACTCATAATCCAAACAATAAGACAGCTAAAGAATCTCTTAAGGCTGTATCATTGGGATCAAGCATTGTCATTCTAAACAAGAATGTACGGGCTGGCTTTAGCTCTGATGTTGGTGGTAAGTTATTTGATCTTAATGGCGATGTTACAGAAACCGATGACATTGAAGGTCGTAAACTTACCTATTACTCTGCATCCAAAGTAATAAAAGTATATGATACTGGTGATGATGGCTTCCCTCAAACAACCGATGATATTTTATTGGGATGGAAACCAGCTATTCACACAGGACAAAGTACTGCTTCTGGTTCAAATAATCATATTCACTTATCTTCTTCTTCATTCATAGCAGACGATGCCTATAATTGGTATGCTGTCACAGTTACAGCAGGACCGGGCAAAGGTCAAACAAGATGGATTAAAGATTATAATGGTTCAACAAAAAAAGCAGACATTTTTGGTGATCCTTTCAGTCCAACGACAACAGATAATTCTAGATTTTCTGTAGATCTTAGTGTACAAAATGTACAAGGTAATGCTACTGCTGCTACAGCTAGTTCAATTACTTTAGATTCTTATGCTTCTTCTGTTAACGATGCTTATAAAGGACAAACAATAACCATTACAAATGGTCCGGGTTCTGGAGAAAGTAAAACAATAACAGCATACAATGGAAGTACTAAAGTTGTTGATATCTCTGATAATTGGACAGTCCTTCCAACAACTGATTCAACATATTCTATTGTAATAAACACTGCTAATTATGTTTCAGTAGACGATTACTTCTATTATCAATCAGATAAACAATACCTTGGACAAAAGGTAGATGATTTATCTAAAGTAAAGTTACCACCAGAAGCGGATGATTGGTATGCTAATAATCAAAAGCTTACCGCAGTAACAGACGATAAAGCAAGACAAATGCTGCGTCTATTGTATGATCCTGATACAGATCTAGATGGTAAGATTGACGGTCGTGGTAAAGTTTTCTTTATGGTTAATCCATATCTTAACTCTACTTCTGGTTTCTACAGAGTTATCTCTTGGAACCCAACCGATCAAAAGTTTTACTATAGTCCTTCAGATGTAACTAAAGGTATCTATAAAACAAAAGGAACAACTGGTAATGTAGTTCATACAACTGAAATTACAACCGAAGGTCGCCCTTATCTACAAAAGGTAAGAACACCTGATGAGCACTCCTATATTGATCCTCGTAGAATGCCACAGAAACTTGTGGTAACTATTGATGCTTCCGATGTAACTACATGGAACATGGAACCAATTGAATGGACTCCTAGAACAAGTGGTGATAAGCGATCTAATTCCGGTCCAAGTATCTTTAAGACTGTTGATAGAAAAGAATTAAAACAAGTTCCTATTACAAGTATTGCAGTATTCAAAGATAGACTTTGGTTTGCTGCGGATGATGTTATCTTCTCTTCTCAAACAGGAGAGTATGAGAATTTATTCTATGATGACCCGTCTAATATTGTAATTACAGATCCCATTGATATTCGTGTCTCTTCAAACAACTACTGTGAAATCACAAGTATGACTCCATTTGAAGAGTATATGTTTATTAATACCAAAGCAAACACACAGTTCCAACTTATGTCTGCCAATGGTCAGGAGATGTCTCCAACCAATGTCGCAGTAGCACCAGTAACTTATTACTCTACTGCTCCTATTCTAGATCCTCAGTTTATTGGATCAAGACTATACTTCTTTGATTCACAGCGTCTATTTCTATTTACAGGTAAGGGCAGCATGGGTTATGCTTCTGCTGCTGAGGTATCCAGCCAAGCTGCTGGCTATCTCCCACGAAAGTACAGAGCAGCAGCCACAGCTCCTGCACAGGATACATTGTTGTTTGTTGATGATGATAACAGAAACCATATCTATGGTTACATCAATAGATTCAGCGGTGATAGAGTTATTCAAAACTCTTTCTATAGATATATGCTAACCGATGAAGAGTCTATTGAAGCTCTCCAATGCTATGACAACTATATGTATGTCGTAAGTAAAAGAAAAGAATCCGTAGATTCAGAAAATTATGTTTACTATCTATATAGAAACTTGATGCTAAATGAAGATGTATATATTCCTCGTCTTGATCGTATGTTCAAGATGAAGATTATCAATAGTACTGCACAGCCAACTAATTGGAACGCAGACTATGATCCATATACAGCAAGTACTACTTATCGACTACCCGGACATACTGACATTACAGATCCTTCTCAATACTTTGTAGTCCTGTTTAAAGGATGGGAGACAGCTGAAGAAGATCTAAGTAATGTTGCTATTCAGCCTCTTTCTGTTACAAACAAATTAGATGATGCTAACAATCCTTATACAGAGATTGTAGTTCTTGGTGCAGACTATGCAGTACAAGATTACTATGTCTATATTGGTATTAAGTATAAGATGCGAGTAGAACTTAGTACGCTATTTGTCAGAGATGAAAACAACAATATCATTGATGGTGTCTTGAATATCCGTAGTGCTGTCTTTAGACATTACTACACAGGCCCATATGATATTGAAGTTACTCATAGAGGCAGACCAGCATTTACTACAAGTTTTATTCCAACTAGACCTGAATACACAATTTACGAAGACACTCTTCCACTTGAAATTTTCCAAGTACAAGGAGAGTTTGTTACAAAGATTATGGGCTATTCAGACTCAACTACAATATCTATTTCCAGTGAATATCCCACTCCAGTAAACATTACAAACATGGAGTTCAAGGGCAAGTTCAAACAGAAGTATACAACTATTGATACTTAACCGGAGAAATAATGACAACATATAATAACTTAGAAATTGCTCAAGTTTCTCTGACATTTTCAGGAGAACTTGATCCTTCTATTTCTACTAGAACATTCGACTTAAGCACACTTAGCTTTCTTCCTAATGTTCCTCTCATAGATCAGATTGAGGTCGAGCGTATCTTTGATACAGGCTATGACACAAAGTATGGTGAGAATGTATTTACTATTGCTGATAGACGGCAGATATTCATTCTACCCAAAGCATGGTATTCAATCAACGAACAGACAAAAATTCTAACTGTTGTTGATCTTAGCACTATACCTACTTATGATACCAATGATTTATATTATCCAAACTCTAGAACATTCGTATTAGAGACTCTAGATGGTAATGGTGATCCACAAACTTTGGATATCCCTAACTTTTTACCTTTCAATACTGGAACAAATATAAACAATGTTGTACGACAGCCTGATACTGTAATCATTAGAAGAAAGACTTTATCTATTGATAGTATTGTTACCTTTGCCCCCGGCACAAGGCTAACTACAACACAGTTAAACCTTCAGTTTAATCAGTTAAAGTTTATTCTTCAAGAACTTGTTGCCAAAGTTAGAAATGAAATCATTCTAAAGTTCGATGAGAACGCCGTGGATGGTCCATTCTTGGGTGGCAGCGATCTTAAGATGTCCAATAACTATATTAAGGATCTTAATAGTATATCTATTGGTGAGGTCAATGAATCGTTTAGTACTGGTATTGGCACTGGTACTGTTTCTGGTGCAACTTATGCAGTCAATGTTGGTGCTGTTACTGAGGCTTTAACAAAAGGAACAGTTCGTCGCACCACAATGAATGGTGGAGCTGCTACTCCTTTCTCTGGTGATTTTACAGCAACACCAGTTGGAGATACAGCTAAGCGTATTACACTTATGGCTGATGCCGTAGATGCTACAGATGCAGCTACACTAGGTCAGGTACGCAATGCAACCAATATTATAACAGGAACACTTAGTAATAATGTTCTCAGTAACATTCCACTATCTAAACTAAGTGGTGTAGCAGGACAAGGCTATACACTGCCAGCTGATGCTCTTGCTAATAGCGGAGCAACCGCAGGAAGCTACGGTGTATCTACAGCTGGTAATACCAATAACATGGTATACATGACTGTCGATGCTAAGGGTAGAGCAACTGCTATTGCATCCAGAAATATGGCCGTAGATGACCTACCTGTTTCTGGAGTATCCGCTTCTACTTATGGTAATGGTTCTACTCCTTTAGTTGAACTTGTTGTAGACTCTAAAGGTCGTGTTACAAGCGCAAGTGAACGAGCAATAGTAGCTGGAGATCTTCTTGATATCAGTGCTACTAATATTATTTCAGGAACTCTTAATGCTGATAGACTAGCTACTAGCGGAGTATCTGCTGGTACTACAACTATTCCTAACTCTATTACTGTTGATAATAAAGGCAGAGTAACTGCAATTGCTGGTGGTAGCATTCCTGCTGCTAATGTGTCAGGCTTTGATACACAAGTCCGTACTAACAGACTTGATCAAATGACTGCTCCTACAGAAAATGTAAGTTTTAATTCACAAAAAATCACAAGTCTTGCTACACCAACTGCTTCTACAGATGCTGCTAGCAAAGGTTATGTAGATAATTATGCTGCTCCTCTATCAACTTTTAACACAAATGTTACTAATCTAATTCAAACAAATTCTGTTTATTACGATAGTGCTAACGATAGATACACAGCTCAGCGTAGTTCAGTAGATAAAAAGATTACTGGTGTTGCGAACCCAAGTAATAATAACGATGCTGTAAATCTCAGTTATTTTAACGCAAATTCTTTGGCTATTTCTGGCGGAACAATTAATGCTGGAAGCAATCCAATCACTAATGTTACCATGCGTTCTGGTGGCTCTCTAGCCGCTAATGATGTTGTAAACTATGGGTATGTTCAAGGACTAGTACTTTTTGGTCAAGCTATAACAGATCCCCAGACATTTACAAATGCTTGGCCTAACGCTGGTACTGCGGTAAATGGGAACAAACCATATACATTTGCTATATCCACTCTTGCTGCAACCACCGCAGAAATGCTAATTGTAACTGATTCAGAAGGTCGTATCTATACCCCAAGCACAGCTGTTCCATCAGCAGCTGGTCGTTTCTTCCGTTTGGATACATCAGTAAGCCCAAAGCAAGTAATTATTTACTTAGATAGTAGTGTTACTCCCTCAGGTTCTACATTTATTAGAAACTTTGGAACATCTAGAGCGGTATCTACTAATATTGCTGGTGCGGCTACACTAGGTTTAGTTCAAGTTCCTACCGCTGGTGGTTTATTAATTAATAGTACTAATGGCGATATTACTCTTAACACAGCAAGTGCATCTCAAATTGGTGGCATTAAACTTGGTGATGGACTTGTTCATACAGGTTCTAGTATTGTTAAAGTAGATCTTTCGGATTCTTTCTCACTCAATAGCTCAGTTAAAGCTGCTTCTTCTAAAGCAGTAAAAGATACATATGACTATGCTGTGGGTGTAAATAGCACAGTAAGTTCATTAAGCTCAACAGTTTCATCTGTTAGCTCCACAGCAACAGTGGCTCAGACTACAGCAAATGCTGCTCTAGCTCGTTCTGGTGGAACAATGACAGGTAAACTAATAACAGTAACTCCAGCTTCTGGTGCTGCCAGTATTGTATTGCCTTCTGGTTCTGCTCCTACTACACCAGTATCTGGTGATGTTTGGAATAATGCAGGAACGCTACAGTTCTATAATGGTTCTGCTACTAAAAGTATTGCTTTTACTGATTCCAGTATTACTGGTAATGCAGCTACAGCAACACAGTGGGCAGCTGGTCGTACTATTGCATTAACTGGTGCGGTTACAGGCACAAGTGGTTCTTTCAATGGAACTGCTAATCTAAGTTTTGCTACCTCTTTAAGTTCTTCTGCTGCGGTTATTTCTCTACAAGGAACAGCAAATCAAGTTCTTGTAAATGGAGAAAGCGGAACAGCCGTTACTGGTGCAGTTACTTTAACACTACCACAAGCAATCCACACAGCAGCAACTCCAACCTTTGGTTCTGTTACTGCTAAGAATCTAACACTTGGCTCTAGCAATAATACAATCATTAGTACTGATACTAATGGAAATATTAATCTAGATCCCAATGGTACTGGTATTGTCAATATCCAATCTCCATTGGATGTCGATGGTACTTTGAATGTGGATGGAGCAACTACACTAGTTGGTGATGTTACAATTAACTCACCATCTACGCTGACTCTCCTAAATACTGCTGGTAAGATTTCACTTGGAGCGGCTAGTAGCACCACAAGTATTAACCGACAAGTATCTACTGTAGCTCCAGCTACCGCTGGCGATCTAGTACTAAGAGTTCCTACTTTTGGTAAAGCATGGCTTGTAGCTAATGACACAATTGCTACAGCCCCTGCCGATGCTAATGAGATTATTACTCAGGCTGCTTTAACTACAGCCTTGTCTCCTTATGCAACTACAGCAAGTCTTGGCACTTACATGGCTATTGCTGGTAATCTTACCACTGGTAGTACTAACCAAGTTCTTGGTACTGGTGCTGCTGCTACAGGTAGCTTTATTGTAAAAACTGCTAATACAGATAGACTTACAATTAATGCTTCTGGTGTTACTTCTTTAACCAATGGTCTTGGTGTTACTGGTGCTATTACTGCAACAGGTAAGATTAGTTCAGCGGCTACTGTAGCTGGAGATGTTGCTACTGTTGTTACTACTAAAGATTATGTTGATGCTCGTCGTTTTCCAACAATTACTAATCATTCTTGGGCTGGGCAGGCGGATTCACAACAGTCAACTACTGTTCCGGGTACTGCTGGAGATGGTAAGCAATGGAAAGGACTACTAATTAGACCACACTACAATTCCACTGTTGGAGATGGTGTACAAAGTTACCCTATTCAAAGCTATACGGCATTTAATAGTGGAGCAGCAATTAATTTTAATCGAAATGGTAGTACTGGTACTTTAACTGGCTCTGGTACTTCTACTTGGTTAAAAACTGTTACAATACATTGGTATCTTGTTTAATTATCTAAGGAATAACAATGATAGAGAATAGTCTTGCAATATATGTTTCTGTTATGCAGTTAGCTATTCTCACCATTGGTGTAGTAACTGTTATTGTCAAGTTAGGTAAACGAGAAGCAATGATCGAATCTAACTCCGAAGAGCTAAAGCAGCTCAAAGAAATAACTAAAGATCTAGTCAAGGCTGACATTGAAAATGGCAAGAGCATCATCACAGTTATTGGTGATCTAAAGGCACTGAGACATCGTGTCGAAATGCTGGAGTCAAAATGATCCGTTATTTTTTCGGCTTAATTCTTTTGAGTGGATGTTCTGCAACGCAGGAAATATCCACAAGTAACCATTACATCCAAAGAGAAGCTATATCAATTCTAAGAACTAGTGATATTAAGGTAGCTCACAAGCATGCTCATAATATTATCGGTGAATCGTCAGACATAGCAAAAGCCGTTGGTAATGTAAAAGATACTATCCCTTGGTGGGGAGACATGATTACCTATGGCGCAATAGCCTTAGCAATCATAGGCGTATGTTTCCTTCTCTGGTATACCGGAGTAGGTACTCTAATTAAAAAGGTGGTCTATTCATTAGGATTGTTCATCCCTGATAAGAAACTTCAGCAAGCTAAGGTGCTAGCTGAGGCCAAGGATGATACAGATCCAACCACCATTCGTGAAGCAATAGCAGTGATGCGGGCATCTGATCCCGCCTTTGACGCTGCTTACAAGAAAGTGAGTAAATAATATGGCATCATTTATCGGTTCAATTTGGTTCGCTCTTATGCTCTGTGCAGTAGGTTACATTGCTGGTTCTGTCGTACCAGTAAGTAAACTTTCTGAGCTGTTCAAGAAGAAGTGAATAAAGAATTAATTAACCTCCTTAATCAAAGTCTAATAGAAAGACTATTAGATGATCTTAAGGATGATACAAAGTCCACACCCGGTCTATACCAAGTCGTTCGCGGCGTGGTTAACGACAACCGGGAAGCTTTGGATGGAATCCCCTCTAGAACTCTGGATACCCTTGAGGAATCCATGAAGTCTAGAATGCCATTCAAGTTTAAATCGTCTTAAATTTAACATCCGGTTCCTAGGGGCAGAAATGTCCCTAGGAGCCATTCGTTTGATTCAGGCTACCCAGATAGCCAACATACCTTAAAACCGTTTATAGGCCATTCTAGGGCCATTAGGAGGCAAACCATGAGGCCACCCCCAGAGGTCATAGACGACTTCCGCAACCACCTGTATTTCTGTTTCAAGTATTTGGGCTTAGGTGAACCCACCCCACTCCAATATGCCATAGCCAACCGCCTACAGGAAGGGCCAAACGACCACATCCTACAGGCAGGGCGTGGTGCTGGCAAGAGTGTAATCACGGCTTGCTATGTATCTTGGGTTCTCTTACGGAATTCCGATACTACAATACTTGTACTTTCTGCCACAGCAGATAAAGCAATTAAGTTTGTATCCCAGACCAGAAACATTCTGACTCTGGTTCCATACATGGTAAACCTAGAACCAAAAGAGTCCGATAAGGATAGTGCTTTTGGTTTTAATGTAAACAATAGAACTAAGTTTACTCAGGATCTATCCGTCACAGCCAGAGGTATCACTTCCCAGATTACAGGTCTACACGCAGACAAGATCATTGGTGACGATGTAGAGATCCCTGAGAACTCCGATAGCCCACAGGCTAGAGAGAAACTATGGGAGCGTTGCCTTGAGCTTGAGAATGTCAAAAACAAAGGCGAGGACTGCTCCATCAGATTCCTTGGTACACCACAATCCAAAGACTCTGTATACAATAAACTAGGTAGTATCTACAAGATTATCAAGTTCCCAGCAGTAATGCCAGATTTGGATAATGCAGATGATGTTGAAGATGTTGATTCCTATGTGCTGCAATTGGGAATGGAGCCGGGTTGTTCGACACAGCCAGAGAGATTCTCGGATGAGAAACTGGCTGAACTTGAAGCAAAGATTGGTCCTACAAATTTTGAACTCCACTATAAACTCAAAACAACTTCAGCTGATAACAAGAAGTATCCCCTCAGATTGGAAGACCTCATTGTTATTGATGTTGATCCAGAAGTTTTTCCGGTAAAAGTTGTTCACGCAAAGAGTATAGTTAATAGAAGAGTTTCTTCTTTTGGTATGAAAGGAGATCTTGTCTATGAGCCAATGCACATTGAACCTAAGTTTGTCCCGTATTCACAGACTGTATTGTTTATCGACCCCTCCGGTAGAGGTGCGGATGAGACTGCGGTATGCGTTGCATCGTTCGCTCATGGTTATGTTGTCATCCATGAACTACTAGGTATTCAGGGTGGATACGATACACCAACACTAAAGCAAATTTGTAAGTTGATTAACCAGTACGACATCAATCTCGTAAGATATGAATCTAACTACGGTGATGGTATGTTTGGAAAGATCCTTACTCCTGTTGTAATGCAGAACTGCGGTGCTGTTGGTATTGAAGAATTCAAAGTATCTGGACAAAAAGAACACAGAATAATCAATACTCTTGAGCCTATCATGGCACAGCATAGATTGGTTATGGATACTGAAGTATTAAAAGATAAGAACAACCAGATTCAGATTACCAGAATGCAGGAAAAGCGTGGCGCACTAAAGCACGATGACCGTGTGGATGTCTTGGCTGCTGCGGTATCCTACTGGACTGAGGCTCTTGCGGTAGATCCCGAAAGAGAAATGGTTGTAAGACAAGAAGAAGATTACAAGAACAAAGTAAAAGAATGGGTTAGCAATAAGAGATCCCTAGGTCTTTTGGGCGATAGAATCTCTGGAGCTATCCTACTAAATGGGAAAGAACCAAAACAAAACAAGTTTGGTAAATCCATATTAAGGAGAAAACGATAATGTTTGACCCAGTTTCAATAGGCGTTATGGGTGGCTTATCTCTTGCACAAGGTGTGTTTGGAGCATTAGGTGCTTCAAGTCAAGCTAAAGCTCAAGCAATGGCTGCGGAAATCCAGCAGAGAAATGCTAACTTCCAAAACCAATGGCAAAAGGAAGCGCAAGATCGCAATACAATGCGACAGTTTCAAGCCAACCTTGAAAGAAATATTCAAATTGAAAAGGCTGCAAATAAAGAACGAGCTATGGCTGAGCTTTATTTGGACAAGTCTTTTGTTAATCAAAAAAGTACACTAAGTAAACAGACTGCCCAAGTTAATGCACAATTCTTGGCAGCAACAACAGGTCGAGGTATAAACCCAACAAGTGGAACAGCCCGAGCTTTGTTTAGACAGAATATTGAGTCACTAGGTAATAATATGGTGGCTCTAAAGCTAAATCATAGAAGTGCATATCAAGATATCATAACTCAACAACAAGCACGACTTGCCCAGAGAGGTTCATCTATCGCACCAGATCTTGGTGTCTTTATTCCAGCAAAGGGTGGTATTGCAGATAACTCAAGTGCTGCACTAACAACTGGACTTATTCAAGCTGGTCTACAAGGTGTTGCTACTGGTGTTAACACATATCTAAAATATGGTCAACGATCTAATACTAACGATGTTGTAGGCGGTGCTTCGTATGCAAGTGATGATATGGAATCAAGAAGAGTTATGCCGGGATATGGTACAAATAGTCAAGCAGCACCAGCACCATATACAGGAGTAGGTAGTGTTTACTATAATCCATTAGGAGGTAGGTAATGGCTAAAAAAGATCTTATGTCTTCTTTGCAGCGAATTGCTTCTGAGTCTGTATCAGGAGCCGTTGTTGTATCAACAACAGAACAAGACCTAATTGATAAGCAGGATGTTGCAAAGATTAAACAAGTAGCAGAACTTGCTTTTAAGATGTATCCAAATAATCCAGCAAGTCGATTTAACTACTGGAAAAAGAATATCAATATTGATGGGATGTCCAATACTGCTCGTAATGAATACTGGCAGACATATCAAAACATCCATCCAAAGGGAACAGAAGGAGCACAGTCTGACTTTGTTAATGTAACACTTAATGAAGTCAATCTAATTGGTGGTGTGTCTGATAAAGAGTTCTTCTTAAGAGATCGTATTGATAACTCACCAGCATGGGCAAGGTCTGTGCTAGAGCCAGAGTTAGCTAAGCTATCAACCACTGTTGCCAATGCTAATCTAAGCAAGGCCAATCAAGTCTATAGCAAGTCTCTATCTAATAAGATAAACAACTTTATCCTACAGAATGATTTAGATCCAGATGTTTCTGTTGAACAACATACAGCTGACTTTGTTAGACTTGAGCAATTAAATTTGTTTGATGTTGCTAATATTGTTAATGGTCGTATTGGAATCTATGGAGAGAACACAGGTTTTATTCCCGGCTTTGCAGTTGAGAATAGACAGCAAGTATTCCCAAATGATCAGTTTGGTTCTCCATCGTTTGCCGAGCAAGTCTTGGTAAGAGATAGTGCAATCAATCCAATCAAGCAAGCAGTTGATATGAAGCTATCGTCACAACGCTCAGCCATCTCACGACAAGAACGACAGTCTGCTATGGAAGCTACAAGGCTTCTTGAGCAAGGCTTCTATACCCTTGATCGTTGGGGTGAAGCTTTTTCCATCAATGCTGAAAGCAACCCACAAGATCAGATTATTCGTGGTCTTAAAGGAGAGATTGCTAGCAAGCGTATTACTAATGAACAAGAATTAGCTGAAAGTATTTACACAGCAATGTCTAAGTATCCAACAATGTTCGGAGATCTAACTAATGGCAATATCTGATAGAGAAATAAAAAAATCACTACAAAATATTCTAAGTGGTAATAAGAGTTTAGATCCTATTAATCAAACTATATTTGAAACAGGCCCACGGGCTGGGTTTACTCCACCTGAAGTTGCCGATGTTTATCAGGAAGGCCAAGTTCAGTTTGCTCAACAACAGATTGGAGTCCAAGCTGCCAATATTGATTGGTATACTCTAGGTGAAAATGCCTCTCAGTTGGCGGCACAGACTTATGAAAATGTTCTAGACTACCTAATTACTTCTAAAAGAAACGGTGTATTAGAACTAAAAGATAAATACCAAAGCACTCTAGATGACTTTTATCTTGAACAAAGCCTTGAAATTTACAGTGCCGATAAAGAAAAAAGACCACCTAATAGCAAAGTAATTAATGATTTAGTAACACAAATCAAAGAAACAAAACAAAAGTTTAAAGACGAAGCTATTGGTGTTTTAGGTAGTGATAGTTACTTTGCCGAAGATTTAGATATAAAAACTCTTGGTCTAAAGTATCAAGACTTAGCCTCAATATCACGAAGTTCTTTGCGAGACATTGATAAATTTGCTAACAAACTTCTTTACGAAAATCAGAAAGCAATTAATGGTGTCGTAAAAGAAGAAGAAGGTTATGGTGCTTGGAAGAATGGTGCTGGTGTACGAGATCCTAAAATTCAATCACAAGTATTTCTAGGAGTTTTTCCATTACCACCACATCCAGAAAACCCAAATGTACCAATAGTAGGTTTTGAACAAGACATGTCTGGTAATTGGAATCAACTAATGACAGTTGATGGTAAAAATTCACCTGTTTTTAAGCGTGATGATGGTAAGTGGTATTTCCAGCCACAATTCATTGATGCACTGACATCAGTTAAAGATTTTGAAACATTGGTTTATTTAGATAATTTTACTTATGGTCCTTATAGTGCCGTAACAAATGCTACAGGTGAATTTACTTCACATATGGAACAACTGATTAAGAGTGTTGTAGAATCAGAGCAACCAAACAATGGTATGGCTGCTTATATTGCAACAGCTTTGTCTAATATTCCAGACCACTTAGCGGAAAATGCAATAGATAGAATTGATGGTCTTGAAGAAGATGAAAAAATTAAACTATCTATGATGCGTATGCATGTCAAGCATGGATTTGAATTAGAACAACTTTCTCAGATTACTGGTCTTAACCGTGAACTGTTAAAAGGAACTTATGGTAGAATTCAAAAGCTACGCTCTGGTGCAACAATTTATAATGTTGCTGAGAATCCAGCTGAAGTAAAAAAGTATGAAGAACTAACAGCTGTGCTTTCTGGTATTGCTACAGAGTTTAATTTAGGTTTAAAAGAGGATGCTTTTGATATGTCTGCCAGTGGTCAGAATCTAATTGATGAGACTCCTGAAATGTCAGCTTCAGCTCTTCTTACTCAGAACCCTGCGCTTGTTCCTATGGTTGCTAGAATCGCAGCTATTATGGATGCTAATGAAGGTCTTTATCTAGCTAATCCAAATCGCAAAAAAACTGATATGGCTCAGTTACTAAAAGAACACATTAAGAGAGAAGGTTATTTAGTTTTACCAAATGAAGCAACTCGTATTCCTAATATTATCTATACACCTAACTTAATGTACTTTAGTGGAGCTAGAGAGCGTCTATTAAGTCCACCTAAACTTACAAGCCTACCTGAAGAAAAAAGAGAAAAGATTAAATCAAGTGCTACAGAACAAAACAGAGCTTTAGTTAATGCTCACTTGTTTAGTACAAACTGGACAGGCAATGTAAGTGGTGAAAACTTTGAAGATCTTTCTCTACGCTTTGCAAGACAGATTAGCCCTAAGTTAGATACAGAAGTATTTACAGCTTTGGTTAATGGAGCTATTTATACAAAGAGAGGCGATAGAGGCGAACGAATTCGTAGCCAGATACCTCTAGTAGAACTACTTCGTTTGGTTGTAGCTGCTACACCAACATCAATGGAAAAGCGTGGTATGGCTCCTAGCATTAGTCCAGAGACACTACCATCTTTTGATGAGCGACTAAAGTATGCTAAACTAGTTTATGATGATCTTCCAGTAACAACAGATCAAGGAGCAATTCCTTGGTTACAGGCCGACCTTGATATCACACAACAGAACTATAACTTTATTGGTACTCCACGCGGAGGTCTTCCAATTAAGTTTAATGAGATCAAGGGTGTATCTGGTACAGATTACAAAGATGTAATGACTGTAAGAGGATCTAGAGAACTTGGTGCTATCACCCCACGAACATCGGATGGTATGCCATTGATCTTTATCCCCTCTCAGACAGACCGATCAGGAGATGTATCTAAGGAATTCAATTCTGGTTTAGATAGATATCTAGAAGCAGAATCAGGAGACTACGGTATTTCTCCAGTATCTTATGATGTTGAATCAGTTCCAAATACTGGTGCAATGACTCCAGCTCAAGTATTCGATCAAGTAACTGAATCTTATCTACCAGCTAAAGCAGTTATCTTTTCTTTTATAGACGAACCTTTGTCATCTTTTGAAAGATCATTAACATTCTTTACTCAGAACAATGTAGCTTTCCATGATATTGTTAAGTCTGATCCTCAGTTAGCTGATGTTCAACAGCTTGCTTGGGAAGTAGCAATTACTCCAGATGGTCAACAGATTTACGATAAAAACAAAGCTTTGTTTACCGAAGAGAATCTACGAATCCTATATGATAAAGCAGTAGCTAATGGAGCTAAGACCCAAGTTGATTTCATGGGTTATATCTTTAATGCTATGCGTGTATATGGAGATAACAAAGAATTAGTTAGCGGTAGACAAACAGGACTAGAGTTTGTTACCAAATCTACTCCAGAAGATTTCTTAGGCAAAGAAGGAAATAAGCAAGGTATTATTCTTTACGAGCCATTAAGTACAGCTTTCTATAATGGAGTCTTTGATCGTCTTAATCAAGGCTTTAACCTGTACAAGAAAAACGGTCAATTCTATATGTTTACTCCAGACCAAGCTACCAAAGACTTTACTATAGTTATTGATTCATCAAAGCCACAGGAAGTTATTGAGTCTGAAATTGGTAAATTCAAAGCTAAGCAAGATAGAATTGAAAAAGCAAAGAAGATTTTCTTTGTTGGCAAGCAGATACCAAACTTAACTGGTATTGCTGAACTATCAAGACCTTCAACTGTTCCAACAAATAAGCTAGAAAGTTTTCAAAAAGACTTTATGAAGTATTCTTATGAAACTGATCTACAAGCATTCAATGACTTCCGCTTTATTGATTGGGGTAAAATTTATTTAGAACACAATAGTTTTCCATTTAAACCAGCTGAAGTTCCTGAACAATATTTTTTGCCGGGGCATTCCTTTTTTACAAAAAAAATAAAATCTCTTTCAGAGTTTTTAAAAAATGAAACACCTGAAGAATTTAAAAAGAGATTAGAAAGAGATCGAACAGATCGTGAGAATGTACAAAAGGCTCCACCATTTAAACAAAAAACTTTAGAAGAAATAAGAGCCGAACAAAAAGCAGAATACCAGTTCAATGCTGATATACTGATCGATCCAAAAAAATCTTCTTTGTACTGGGAAAGAGAAAGAGCTAAAGCTTCTCTTTTTAAAGATGATAACGCTATCTTAGATGCTCGTTACTTGGCTTATCGTATAAAAACTATTAAAGACCCTCCAACAAAACACTTTCCTAGAATCTATGGTTATGATGATACTGCGCTATTGCGTAGAACCAGAATACCTAATGATGATAGTATTACTATTCCAGAAGAAGCTTTTAACTTAATTAACTATTATCAGATAATTGATGTTGATTATGATCCGAATTTTTCTAGCGGTCTAACACAATCGTCTTGGACAAAAATTAGAAAATCAAAGTTTACTCCTTTAGAACTAGAGTATCAAATTAGAGTTCAAGCATCAACTTTATTCAAAGATAAAAAAGAAATAGAACAACTTAACGCAGCATTAGAAACTATTTCAGATGATTCTTTTATTATGGATTCCACTAAGACTAATCAGTTTGCTGATGAACTTTATCAAGCTTCACAAAATACTATGACTAAAGAAGAAGCAATAGTACTTGCTCGTAATCCAACCAAATTGGCGGATATTAAACGGAAGTTCTTTGCTTTAACTTTTAAACCAGATGGGTACTTTACCCTTCCCGGCAAAGATGCACTCTCAACAAGAGTTAGCATAATTGCTACTCTATTAGAACAATTAAAACAATTTTAGACTCTGTAGCTGTTTCAATTACAGAAACTAATGAACGAATTTCTTAATCCTATTTATGGCGCATAGCTCCCAGAAAGGACACTAATGTTAAATTTCTCTGAAGGTTTTCCAATTATTCCAGAAACACCTACAGCTGGACCGTTAAGACTAAATGCTTACGCGCCCGGTCAGGTACTGGCTGCTTATGGTGGAGACAACCTAGAGTTCCTAGATCCATCACGCTTGACCGATCCTCTTTCTTATACAAGAGGTGACATCAAGAAAGTAGAAACATATAACCAGTACTATGCACTGACACAAGCTCTTGGTGCTAT